AAAAACTCTTTGGCTGTGGCTCAGGATCTATTTTCTTCTCAATCTCTCTAAGCTCTTTAATGTACTTATCCCTAAGTTTTAATTGTACACCACGATTAACTAAACTCTGGCTTTTTTTCTTCATGTCTTTTTATGCCTCGCTGCAAATCTTCTAGCTGATTCCTTAGAACGAAAGCCCCATTTCTTTAATGCTAACCCTAATCTAGTAGGCTCTCCATCTTCATCCCTCTCTGGACCTTTCATCCCTGCAAACCTCGCAGCAAAAGATACACGTCTAGGGTTTGTGCCTTTAGGAACAGGCCTCTTTAAATTAGCGCCCTCTTTCCTCTTAAAATATCTTCGCCCTGCTTCCGTTAAACCACCTGTCGGACTCTTGTGTATCTTCCTCATTACATCGGACCTTTCTAGGTAAAAATATTTTTTGGGATTGCTTATAAACCTTTTTAGAAAAAAATGCTAGTGGTAGACTACTTGCAACTATTGCAACCTAAGTTTTTATCCCCCCCCATAGCTAGCTGAGTGTCAAGTCAGCCGCTATACCCTATGGCATTTTTGCGTCAGTCGGAAATGCCAGAAAACCTGTGGACGCAAGTCCTCAATTTAAGAACGTATCTCTCAGCAATGATCAATGGCTATGCCCTCCTCAATACTTGAGGTTTCGTCGGGCCTAGGTCATTGCTCAGGACAAATCTATAGATACTTGAATGTCTCCTGCAACCTGAACTTGTGATCTATCAATAGGTTTGTATCCTGCTCGGTCCAGTAAATCCTTTGCTGCCTCAAGCTGAACATACTCCGATTTGGCGTCAGATACTAAGGATCTAAGTCTACCTGCTGCAATCGTAGCACTAAGTCCGAATTGCTCATTCATTCTTTGCATCATATATTGTTGCACATGTGGGAGCTTCAATGCCTTGCTTGCACTTACTCTTCCGCTCTCGCCTTTAGAATATCCTGCTAGCTCCGCAGCTTTTTTTATACTGCATCCATTTGCTACGAGGGTATCAACCAAAGCTGTTTGTTTCTCGGTTAGTTTTCTTTCTGTGAGTGCATCCATTTCTCAACCAATCTTGTCTTTGTTTATATATATATTGCGTGTTTGTTTGCAGACCTAGGTGGTTGCCCCCCTCTTAATCTCCCCCCATTGATGCCCGATTTGTCAACAGTCTGTAAAGATGGTTTTAAAAGTGACGTAGCGTCACATTATTCCAGAGCATGTAAACAGTTCTTGTATCACTGCATATATGCAGCTAGTATAGTCTTGTAAAAGATGGAGGATTTACAATGCGTTTAAATAATAGGTTAGATAAGCTTTACGAAATGCTTATTGATTGTGATGTAGCAATCCATGAGTTGAACCAAGATATCGACAATATGCAGTTGCCTGATGATCTAGAAAAAACACAAGAAATAGAAAAAAGATCACTCGAAGTAAAGAGTATTGATGCAGAGTTTCAAAGAATAATGAGAATTGCAGATAATTGGAAAGATTTAGAATTAGAATAATTGTTCAAAAAAGGAGAAGATAAAATGAACAAGAAACAAGAAGTAATGACTGAAATATCTAACAAGGTCATAAGCATGATGAAAGATCACGGTGTTAAATGGTCAACGCCGTGGGTTAAAGCAGTAAAAGAAACTGGTCAACCAGTCAGTGCAAAGAACCGAGAATATACTGGTATTAATAGAATTAATTTATCACTGCATATTTTAGAGCGTGATTATACTTCACCAGTGTTTGCAACATTCAAGCAATGGAGAAGCTTGGGAGCAAATCTCGTTGATGCTAAAGGGAAAGGGATCAAAGTATTTTTCTTTACGACTACAATGGTTGAAAGCAGAGAAAACAAAGATCGTAAAATAGCAGTTCCATGTTTCAAGGTTTACACTGTATTTAATGCAGATCACGTTGAAGGATGGGATGGTAAATGGTTAGAAGATGAACAAGAGGAACTTACCCAAGATTGGAAAAACTTATATGATGTTGATGAACTTATTGCCCAAACTGGTGCAGTAATCAAAGAGCATAACTCTAATCAAGCATTTTATTCCCCATCATTAGATAAAATCAATATGCCAAGTAGAGCACAATTCAAAGATGCTCAAGGGTTTTATGGTACACTGTTCCACGAACTAATACACTGGACAGGACATGAAAGCAGAGAGAACCGCAAGTTTGGGATCAGACATGGTTCAGATCAATACGCATTTGAAGAACTAATTGCAGAACTTGGTAGCGCTATGCTGTCAGGGATCACCGGAGTAGAAGCAGAGCCTAGAGAAGATCACGCAATTTATCTAAATAACTGGATGCAATGCTTGAAAGATAATCCGCAAGCAATCGTCAAAGCTGCATCAAAAGCAGAGAAAGCAAGCCAGTTTGTCCTTGATTGTGCAACCCAAGAAAAAGAAATGGAGGCCGCATAATGGTAATCAAGATAGATAAATCAGTACAAGAAGAGGTGGCGAAAGAACTCGCCCCTCTAATCGGATGGGCAAATAATATAGATCATTTTGCCAACGTCTTAGAAAAGTTGTGCGGTCCTGAGTTTGATAAACAAACATTCAAAGAGGAAGGTTACAAAGCTTGGGAAAAAGCAAACGGTATCGGTGATGATTACATACCATACTTGGAGGATTAAATGAGCAAAGCATTTTATAAAAAAGTAATGTCAAAGCTTTGTAAACATTGTGATGGTGAAGGGTGGATTGAAGTAGAAAAATATTATCCTCGCGGTTTTAATAATGACGTTGGAATAATTGGAACAACTCTTATTCATTGTGATGAATGTAGAGGATCAGGAAAGGAGGAAGAATAAATGGGTGAAATAGATGATAGAGTTTGTTTGTTTTATGTTTCCGAAAGATTGAAAGAAATTTTTGATATGTTTCAAGATGATTATGTTGGTGCATTAAAAGAACTTGATAGTTTTAAACGCGAGTGTGTTTTCAATCTAGGTATTAACGCAATTAACAAAAGAAAGGAGGAAGAGTAAAATGCAGAGGGAGGGTTGTAGCCTCATCTTTCCTTCCCTCTTGCAATGTTTATCGAATTACTCCATACATGCAGCTATGAAAGCATATTTAGAAACGGTTCAAGAGAAAGCTAGAGAAAATAAAATTGATTTACTCAAAGCTTTTAAGGTAGCGCAAATCCCTACCTCAACTTATTACAGAACTATCAACGGAGAAACTGAAATGCGTTTTGATACGGCATGTAAAGTTTTGGATGCGATAGATGAACAAATCAGAAGAGACAAAGCGGCCCAGTATACCAAACAACTACGAGCATCTGGTCAAGATATTAGTAGAAGCGAGGCGCGACAGGGGATTAAGCCAAGAAAACTTAAGCGATAAGATTGGCTGTACTCCTACATTGGTTGGTAAATGGGAAGCATATCAAAGGATGCCTTCTGGTTTTATGTTAATGTGTTGGTTGGAAGCATTGGAATACGATATTGAAGCAGTCAAAAGGTAAGATAGCAGTTTGCAAATTATGTAAACAAAAAACTTATTGGTATGTCGCAATACTAAAAGGTAATCATGAAGCTTCAATGGTGAAGCATTGGTTTATATGTATGAAATGTTATGAGGATGAACCTTGGTTAATAGAAACAAAACTAAAGGAACTTACCATGAAAAGTGGTTTGTTAAATGGCTCAACTCAATCGGCATCAAAGCCAAACGTCAACCGCTCAGTGGATCGCTCGGAGGAGAATACTCAGGCGATATCAAATTGGAAGTCAAAGAAATACAAATGGTAGGGGAAGTAAAGTATAGAGACAAGTCAAAGTTTCCTAATCCATTCTCAGTGTTAGAAGGTAGAGACATAGCCTTTTATAAAAGACGGAGAGGAACTCCGCAAACTTTAGTAATTATGTCTGGTGAAGTGTTTGAAAAACTAATGGAGAATAGTAATGCAAACTCAAACGAAAGTAATCAAAGCCCATCTTAAAGATGGTAAAACTATAAACCCAATGGAAGCATTGATTTCCTACGGCTGTTTTAGATTAGCCGCACGAATAAAAGATTTAAAAGATAGCGGCATGACTATTGAAAAAGAAATGAAGCAAGATGAAAACGGCAAACGCTATGCTATGTATTGGGAAGTAAAGTAATGTCTCAATTCAAAAAGTATGATAGCGGTATGTCTTGGGATCAACTTATCAAGCGCGGTAAAGATAAAACTGCTGTAAAAAAGGTAAGCAACCCAACTGGTTTTCAAGCGGATAGTCTACGAATAAATGCCAAGAGAATTAAAAATGGTGAGGACGTTGGACACTATTGGTTAGAAGGTAGGTTGAAAAATCAACTACTTAGATACACGGATGTAACAGAAAAAGATTTTGAAAAATATGTTGCGCCAACTGCACAAATGCAGTATGTAAAACCATATAACTATAAAGAAAATAAAATTGGAGAAGATAATTGGACAGAAGAAACTTCATCGGAGGATCTGACTGCGTTCAAATAATGCATGAAGATTGGCTTGAGTTATGGCTAGTCAAGACAGGGCGTAAAGAACCAGAAGATCTTTCTGAAATTTTACCAGTACAACTTGGTTCTTTTACAGAAGAATTTAATCTTGATTGGTTTAGTAAGCAACATGAAAACTGTGTTCTTACTCACAAGCAATTTAGTCTGGAAAAAACAATCGAAGGTGTTCCATGTAAAGGAACTGTGGATGCGGTGTTTAACGGTCACCCTGTTGAAGCAAAACACACAAATCCTTTTTATAAAATGTCAGATGTTATCAACCGATACATGCCACAACTACAAATGTATTGTCATTTATCTGGTAAAGATGGGATCTGGTTATCAGTAATCTTTGGTAACTCAGATTACAAATATGTGTTCATAGATTATAGTGAAAAGTATTTCACAACTATGATGAAGCATGTGAAAAAATTCTGGGAATATGTTGAACAAGATCAGCAACCAAGAGTTGATGATGAAGTACCAGAAGAAGATTGTAATGTTGAAAGTATACCTGTTGATAAATTAATTATCCGCAATGCTGAAAAGGATAACGAGTTTACAAGTTTATCAATAGATTATCATACGCATTATCATTCATATAAAATCTTTGAGAAGATCAAGAA